AAGAGAGCATCACCAGAGGCATCGGATTGGATTTGGTCACCAGCAGTGATAGCACCACCACAAGTAATCATAACCGAACCTGATACACAAACGGTAGCAGCACGGCCAGCAGCCGCAGGGTTATTCAAGAGGACGCCAATGGCATTACCACCAGCAGAGGCCGTGATGTCAACTTGACCGTCAGCAGCTAGAGTTACGAACTTGAATTGACCAGCGGAGAGATCACCACCAGCTTCAAAGGTACGGTTGTCGCGTGATTGCATTACAGCCATGATATTATTCCTTGTCTTTGTAGGATTTGTTAATAAGCGCCTTACCATCTTCGGTTTTAGCTACTTCTGCGTAAGCTTTGTGGTAGTCTACGCTGTGTGTTTCTTTGTACTCTTTTACGAGTGCATCAAGAGCATCTTTAGGGGAAGCAAAATCACCTTTAGCAGACGACTTACCAAACTCTTCCATCTTGTCTGCGAAGGCTTTATCAGCAGCTTCAAGTGCAGCAATGAGGATTTCAGTATCGTCCATCTTGTCAACTGCGGACAGTAGACCTTTAGCGGTAGCTACATCAAAGTGTGGCAGGGTTGCTTCAGCACGTTTAGTAAGAGCAGCATCAGCTTTTTCTACTTCTGCGGTCTCTAGTGCTTTAAGGATTGGTGCTGGAATGTCAGCTTTGTTGATCTGCTCACCATCGTACTCTACATACTCAGGTACAGCAGCTTTAGTTACTTTGTCAGCTTCGATAGAGTAGCCTTCGTCAAGGAAAGACTTGCGTAGACGCTCGTTCTCTACCTTCAGCTTCTCAACATCTGCTGTGAGGGTTTCTACTTCGTCAAAGGACTTCATAAGAGCATCCATTGCGGTCTTACGATCACAACTTTTAGCTTTCATGTACTCTTTGATCTTGGCGTCCATCTCAGGTGCCATCTTTTCTAGTTCGTCAGTCATATCGTCTCCATTAAGAGCTTTGAAAATAGGAGCCTTCGCCATTGGGTTAGCTCCTTTAGGAACCAAACTCAATTCGTCCAGTTCAAGGTTAATAAGTTCAGTGGGCATTAGAACTCCTGTTTCTGTGCGCGGCCTCCAATGGAGAACTCCGCATAATCACCAGACTTGACTTTATCCCAGAGGGCATCATCAGTTACATGGTAACCAGTGATCCAACCCTCCTTGTCAGACTGGATTCCTAGTGCTGCACAAATCTCTTTGCTCATGGGGAACGAGTGGACGATCTGCCCTACCTGCTCACCTGAGTGATTGAGTTTCCCAACTCGTACACCCTTCATAAACTCATTGATTGATTTGTGTAGCGTATCTGTTTTGATGACATCACCCTGTAGGTCTACTACAAGCTCACCGTTGTATGTGGTAACTGAGGCCCAACCGTAGATGATACGTTGGTCTTCGTCGATCTTGATGATCTTCATGGCTTCATCAGCCTTAGTAGTTTCACTCACGGTGGTGTCAGCCTCCCACATCCTACAAGACCAATAGCCAGCACTCGTCTTGTCTTTCTTACTGTCGCAACTATGTCTAGCACGGAAGTTGGCCCTAGCTTTAGGATCATCCCTACGGATTTCCATATTAGGATCACCGAAAGTAACTCGTTTTACCTTGCCACCATCTTGAACGAACACTTCGAACTTCTTGCTGTCACCTTTAGGTGTTCTACGAGGCTTATTCAGTGTTACCTGCTGACCTTGATACTCAGCCTTAGCGAAGTCAGACTTCAGGATTTCAGAGATAACCACCCTAAGTGCTTCCATACGATCTACCGTAGGCTCATCCTCAGCCTCCTCAGAGGCCATACCTTCATTCTCAGGTGTGTAGTATGCCAAATACTCTTCATGGCTCTCAGCGGGCATATATACGGCCTGTCCATCATACGTACTTACGTGGATAGCACCATCAAGGCCCATGTCCATGCTACGCGCTCTAGCCTCACCTTCTGTAGTGAAGATGTCATTGGCGTAAGCAGCCTTCTTAATAGCACTGTAGGCAGCAGCCATAGCTTTTCCTTCGTCTTTGGTCTCTGCAAATACAGAATTGAATACTTGTCGGAACTGACTTCTCTTGCCTTCGGGGATACTAGAGGGGACATCACTCACGGAGGAATACGGCATTATGTGACTACCTTAGCTAAGTAACCTTGGAAGCTACCGAACACGACTGCGTTGTTTGAGTCTGACTCAGCTACAATACGTATATCAGCATTTCTAGGGATTATGATTGCAGGGTCTAAGTTGATATTCCAGTTACTACCTACAGAGTTAGCTGATGCAGCGGCACCTTGAACGAATACCCTACCTGCTAGTCTAGTCTCTAGGTAAAAGTCTACAGCAGCAGCTTGCTTACCTGATACACCACCAAAGCCGCCTGTTAGGACGTAGTAATCAGTGTCACTAAAGGTGGTAGCCCCTTTGAAGGACTCTTGAAATCCTAGAGGGATGTCTATGTGTATCTTGGTTTGGTCCGTAGGTACACCATTCGTAAGAGGCGTGTCCTCGTAAACTACAACTCGACCTTGGAGTAGACTACCATTATTGTTACTAGTGATAGATACCCTAGCTAAAGGAATAGATAGTGCCACTCTTGTACGACCATTAAGATTGATAACTTGAGTTACAAAAGTGAATTTCTGATCGAACCCTGTACCTGTGACTGTGTGGCCTTCAAGGTATATCTCCTCACCGTCAGCTATAGAGCTTGAGGATATACTATCAATGGAGTTAGTGGATACATAAGTTTCATGTGTATCGTTGACTGTCCACACTGTAGCCATAGTATCAGCAGTAAGAGGGGCGGATTTACCAAACTTAATTAAAGACTTCGCCTTAGCATCTATAGACACCATATCACCGAAAGTTTGGTAAATCTCTCGTTCAGCTTGGACTAACCTAGCATCGGGGACTTCGTAGTTTCTACGCTCCCAAGTCATTACTCGCCCACCACGTTGTCATCTTCTTCTGAGGTCTTACCCTTAGAACCTACAACACTGTCATCAGGCCCATCATAATAGTCAGTACGAGCAGCATCAGCCATATGTTTACGTTCAAGGGACTCAGCGTATACTTCTAGGTCCAAAGGTGGTAACTCAGCGTTAGCCAAGAGTGCATCTACAATGTCAGGCTGGTCAGCAAGGCTAATGTCAGCACCGTTAAGGTTACGTAGGTAGCTACCCAACTCTTTAAGGTCGTGTGGGGCAACATCACCAGCAGTAATCTTAGGCATCAACTTAGGGTCAAGGCCATTCAACTGCCAAAGGGGTTCTACAAGTTGCTTGTTAAGAACGTCTACGATAGTTTGGATGTAAGCTTCGAGTGCGCGTAGGAATAGATCAGTCTTGGATTTTGATAGAGCATAGGAACCTGTTGAACCACCCCCCAGCATAAGAAACTCAGATAGAACACTTCTAGCAATGTCGTGTTGGTATCTCCGAATGATTGGGTCAATGTCGATGTTACGGTTACCACTGGCAGACATAAGTTCAATATCTACAAGCCTGTGGTTGCTTGGTCCTCCATCCTTATCGGGGTACATATCCGAAGGGAGGACAATGTAACCTTGCTCATTGAACTTGGTGTCACGGAGAATCTGCTGTAAACTGCCCAAGAAAGCTTTTTGTTCAGGGCTGGCATCCGGTGCAAGGTAATCAGCAGGGATACGAGCCAAAGGGATACCAGCAAGCTCTCGTTCAACTGCAATAGCCTCAATAGACTGAAGGTTGTTCAAGTATGTGTAGCTGGTGTAGGCATTACGAAGGATACTACGACCTGATGGGTCATTGTTGATAACCGTAGTCCGGTAGTAGAGAGATTTCTTCGTAGGGATGTAGTGCTTACCGTCTGAATAGGCTTGCCCTGTGTCTTGGTACATGCCGAGGATGTCACCTGTCTTCTGGTCTACATCAAAGCGGGATACGGTCCAAGGCGCACGAGAGGCTAACTTACGTACACCAATCCTACCATCAGGGAACTTAGTCTTCTTCTTAGGATTGAGAGTGCTTGTGGACTCCCTACGCTTGTAAACTACCTCAAACCATGAGAAGCCATACCCAAGGAAAGAGAGTGCTTCTGAGATGTGGTCATCTAGCGTGTGTTCCATATCCTCTAGGACTTGCTCTACGAAGTTAGCTTCAGCCTTGGCTTGTTCACTATCATCAGCAGACTTAACCTTGAGGTCTACATCACGAAGGATTTGCTCAACAGCGTAAAGGACAGCGCCAATAGTGGCATCATTGTCCCTCATTTGCTGGTAGGTACGAATAGCCTTCTTGCCACGCAACTCAGGTAGGAACTCATCCGCACGAATGTTGCCATTGTGTACATTAGAGCCAGATACACCAAGAATAGCCTTAGATTGTGTTTCACTGAGCTTAGAGGCCATTATAGGTTCCCTTTAATCTTGGAGGTCTGGTTTGATAACTACGGAAATATAACTGTTGTTAGGGAAAGTCTCTTTGGAAGTGTCCGCATAAACAACCTCAAACTCCGCTTGGTACATGCCCGAATTGGCAGTATCCGAAGCCACCCAGTCGTATCTAACTTGACCTGCCTCTGCGTCTACGATAGTGGCTGTGGAGTTTACAACATTACCATTGATATTACCCATGTAGAAATTAACAGTGGCGCTAGATACATCAACAGCTACACCACTAGCATCCTGTAGGGTAGCTAACATAGACGGGCTAGTGTCGTTCTGTTTAACGTAAAACTTCATTATGCAGCCTCATTAGCGTTTTCTACTATTACTTTGTTCGGGGTGTTAGATGTCAATACAGTAAAGTTTATACTATTGACTGTTGTTACTGTATTATAAGACCTGTTGGATACGTGTACTGCACGACCTTGTGCTGCATTAAGGTACCCTATACCTACTACCGGACTGCCTGTTACTACAGCAACCAAGGTTAGTTGGTGGACTTGAGCAATAACCGATAGGCTTACAGTAGGCTCTTGAGAAACTACACCATCGGCATCTATGTCATGCGTCTGGGCTATACTTGAGGTGCCTACGGTAGGCGCACCTGTAGTAATGGGAAGTGCAATAGCGCCTGTAGCTTCAGATACAGTGGGTGAACCAATGACAGGAGGCTCTGCGTTGATGTTAGCAGCAGCTAGTGAATGGTCTTGAGCCATGGTTGACGGTAGAATAACAGGGAATCCTGTCGTCAAACCATCGGCTAGAATAATTTGGTCTTGGGCTATGCTAGGTGTGCCAACAACAGGAACCCCTGTGGTGATGGCTACAGCAACAATCCTAGCACCTTCAGAGATACTCGCAGCGCCAATTACCGGAGCGTCTGTAGTAATACTAGCGGTAATCAGGGAATGTACTTGCGTAAAATCTGTTAAGTCTACCGTGGGTGAACCAGTAGTAATACCTAACAGGGAAATAGTTGTAACTTCAGATACAATAGGCACACCAACAGAAGGCGTTCCTGTAGTGATACCTACACCAGTAAGAGGGTAAACAATCTCAGCAATAACCCCATCATCACCTAACGGAGCGGAGGCGAGAGGGGAAAATCCTAGCATGGTTTACTCCGGTTTGGTGGGCCAGATGACCGAATAAGGGTAGCCTTCTTGTGCGGTTATATCACGAAGCGCTTGGCGATACGATGCCCAAGCTGGTGCCATCGTGTTGTCGCTCAGGGCCATCCAGTCGGTCTGTTGCAGTAGGTTGTCACGGTGCGATCTGATGTTGCGCCCTGCGTCATCGGCGGACAGGTTGCTGACCTCCCACCCTTGGGTCCATGCACCATCGACCTCGGTGAGCGACGTCGGCTTTAGCGTCTGGGTCATGTAGTCAACCGTAGGCTGGTCCTGCACGGTGTAGGGATAGACACCCCAGTCTGCCAAAAGCGCATCACTTGGCACTTTCGGGAAGGACGTATTCGGATTGTCACGGCGTAGTTGCCCGATTGAGTAAATCTCAGGCTGGCCGTTTGTGATCTTCAGGTGTGGCATTTGGATTGTCCTTTATGCGGTGTCGTGGACGTAGATAAGGTCACTAGTTCGATCAAAACTTATTTCCGGCATATATACTTCTTGCTATTGCAAGGTCTGATCCACCTGAATAATGAAACCCTAAGTACGGTGCAGCAGTTTTATAAACCCGTTGATTGTATGACGTGGCACTTGCGGTCCAGGGTGCTGATCTGACGAACCCGTTATAAGTAATGCCATTCCAGATAACAGGGTCATTTGCCACTACATATGTATTATTGCTTGAAAAATTATTCCATGTGGTAGTTAGTGCGTATTGGAACGTTAAGTAGTCAGAAAGAGAATTTGCGGGAACCGCAAAACGTATTGTTGCAGGGTTAAAAGGATCGACCCAAGCGATCACGGCTTCGCCATCGCTAGACCAGTTGTCCGCCACTACACCACCAGTCCCGCCAGCCCCGATAATCTTAGACCACAGCATTACGAACCATCACCCACCAGAGCGCCATAGAGCGTCGTGCCGACCTTCCACAGTGCAATGACCGTCACGACGTCAGTGGCAAGCGTAGGGGCTGCACCTGCGTTGTTGACCCATGTCGTTGTGGGCCATGTGATCGTGTAGGCGGTCCCATCGTCAACGATAAGCGTGATAGCTTCACCAGCGGCAATGTTGTCAGTCAGCGACGTGATTGAGCCTGTCAGAGTAACCGTTTGGATAGAGCCGTTGGCAGGTTCTAATTCCGCAGTCACCGCGCCAGTGGTTGCAGTCCAAGCGTAGACATCTTCAACAACCGTTCCTGTGATGATCGGCGCCACCAGCGTCTTGTTGGTCAGCGTGAATGTGCCATCGGCAGTTACTTCACCGGGTTCACCTTGTGGCCCTTGTGGGCCTGTCTCGCCTTGGATACCTTGGATACCCTGAATGCCTTGGTCACCTTGCGGACCTTGAGGTCCAGTCTCGCCCTGAATACCTTGGATACCCTGAATACCCTGCGGCCCTTGGATACCACCGTACCCCAAAGACGTCCAAGCGGTCGTACCGTCCCCAACCTTAAACTGGTCGGTGTCAGTCTCAAGACCAAACTCGCCAGAGGCAAGAGTAGGATTGGCGCTAGTCCAGTTAGCAGCCGTGTCACGGCGAAGTTGGATTTGGTCAGCCATTATGCTGTTCCCCCGTCAATAGATTGTGCCGCGATGTAGACCGTACTTGCAGAACCACCGTCAATGCTTTGGGTGAAGTCGTCAGCTACAGCAGAAACGAACACCACCGCACTGCCCGTCAGGTTTAGCAAAGACCCCGTAGAACTTTCACCCAGTGTCCGTGTCAAGGTGCCAGCGGAATAAGTCCCTGTGCCGATCTCCCATGCCGTACCGTCCTCAATGACGTAGCGCACCACATCAGAGTTTACTACACCAGCATCAGCAAAGGTCTGATAGCCACTCTCGGCAGTGCCAAGGGTAATCGTGCCTGTGCCAGTGGTGGCGGTGGCAACTTTGGCTCTGTTTACGAGAGTGACCATTCAAGGAACCTCTTTAGGCTGGATCAGGAATACCGATTGCTACGGAAGACAGTGTGAAGGTGTTACCAGAAGTAACGGCCTGAGAAGCTGTTAGAGAGCCTGTAGCCAATAGGCGAGAGTTGATAGTATCCACAATCGCGTAGTGAGTAGCTGTACCTGTCCCTGTGACGGAGCCATCTGTGATAGCTGCAACAGTAACTTCACGGCCACCACCAGCACGGTCAGCAGGTGCGCCAATACTTAGGCTAGTGGAATTGCCAAGAG